GGATTGCGATTTGCGCATTGAGCTGATCGGCGATCATGTTCCAAAAGGGAACACGAACCATGTTCGTAAAGTCTTTGGAGGCCTGTTCGAAATTCGAATACGTGGATTGGCTGAGTCCCATATGCGTACCGGCAATGATCGGGTGCACCTTGTACGTCCCGCAGATGCGCGTCTCGTATTGACCAAAGGTTTCGGAGAGCCCCATCTCGTCGTAGTCAAGCGCAAGACGTTTGATGTCCTGCACACCCCAGAGCACACCGACCGAACCGCGTTTGTTGCCACCGTAACGCCGTTTGAATGTGCGCTCCATCACGTCGATTTGTTCGGGGGATGCTTCTTCATTCAACAGGATCGTCGTCTTCGGCACAGCGTCGTTCTTATGCACGTTAAATACCGTCGAAGCGGCTTCGTTGAAACCTTCGATGGATTCGCTGGCGAGGGCCACAGGGCTTGCACCTCCGAGCGGCTTGCCCGGGTCATACCAGAATCCGCGAATGTGCACCACGTCTGCCTTATCGATCATGTACAGCTTTGCACCGTCCCAGTAGTGGTACGCAGCCACATCGCCGTAGCCGTCATCAATAGGGGCGAAGTATTGATCCGAGTACCATCGCATCCCAATCACCGCGCCCGATGCGTTGCGTAGCTTGTAACCGTAAGCGTTGCCACCGACGCACATCATCGTCAGGATTTCACCGAACACGATACGCCAGTTGTTGCGTGTAAGCATACCAATCACGGGCGCGTCGAAGTCGTAACCCGTCGGTGTGATGACGCCGATCTGCGCCTCCGGCATCATGAGCGAATACGTTATCGTACACGCCTGCGCTATCGGGTTTGACTTCCACATACGCAAGGCCATCGGGAAATCGGTCACCGGCGTGAAACTATGCCGCGTCCACATCGTCGTCGTGAGGATCGGGGCTAGGTCGTTGACGGCACGCTGGCCGTCGGGGGAGATGAACTCTTTGAAGCGTTGTATTAAACTCATGGCGTTGGTTGGTTAGAGTAGCACAGCACCGGCCCCTACGGATTTCACCGCAGCGAGCTCAGCGTAAACAAGGGCATCGACCATGTCGTCATGGTCGCCCTCAGGGAATGAAAGCAGCTCACGTTCAAACTCAGGCGTCAGCCCTCGCACGTGAGAGACAAGCAATTGTTCGTAGCGAGCGTGGAGGCCTTGGAATCGTGTCACCTTGTCGCGCTCTGGTTTGACGGCCCGAACGGGTAGGGATGTCTTGCGGAGTAGCTCTTGCACCACGGCCACTTGATACTGCACGGCTTCGATGTTGATGCGCTGCGGGTTCCATTTGGCCGCCATCGAAACTATCATTTGGACGATTTCGTGAAAGCCCTCTTTGCCACGCCAGATGTCCAGCACGTACCGACGGCCTGAATCCTTATCGTAGCCGATGACGGCGATAGCTGAGTAGTCTGCGGTTTCGGATTTGGAAATAGCCAGGTCAACGCCCATGCCGATCTTTAGGCCAGACGGGACAGACGAGCTGTCCATATACGTGATCATCTCACGTTTGATGAGAGCCCCCTGAACGTCGATGAACTCGGCAAGGTACTCTTGTGCGAACACGGTAGATGGGAGCTCGGTACGTGCCGCGTCGATTTCGTCAGCGGCGATGAACGGATTAGCGGACGTAGGCATCTGCCAGTACGTCCATACCTCGTCTGTCTTCGCACGTTCTGACAAATGATAGAAGTAGTTACGGCCCTTCGGTGTCGAGAAGAACCACGCATCACCACGATAGTCGGATAGCGTTGGACGTATGGCCATCGTCCATGCCTCCTCCAAATCGGGAACCATAGCAGCTTCGTCAATGATCACCCGGCCGTACTTCCTACCACGCACCGCGTCGAAGTTGTCCAGCGACCACATGTCGAGTTGACCACCGTTGATGTACGTGATGCGCTTTTCAGACTCGTTCGTTTCTGCTATCACATCTCGGAAGTCGCGTTTGATCGTGCGCCAGACTTCCATCAACATCTTGTAAGTCGGGGCGAAGTACGCCGCAGGCTTGCCCGTGGTAATCATGTCACCTAATGCCGCCTCGGCCAGCACTGTCTTGCCCCACCGACGTCCGCAGTTTACGACGTTAAAACGCCTGCGCCCACCCCATACGGTTTGCTGGCCAGAATGCAGTTCGAACCTGAGATCAATGCGCTTCGGCATCGTCTTCGTCCTGACGTGCCCCGCCAATGGTTACGGTGATGGATTGTTCGCCCTTGACAGTCTGCTCTACCTCTTGGCGATCCCGCCAGCCGAGTACGTTCTTGGCAATGAAGATGGCGACTGAGCCGTTGCCCTTTTCGATGTTGCCCGTAGCATGGTCGTCGAGTAGTGAGGCGATACGATGCTTGCAAGCGAGGCGCACATCTTTAACCGCGGCGGAAAACTCGGGGTAAATCTTCTCCCATTCGCGCACGGTTTCGTCATGGATTCCGAGGTGAGTTGCCAGCTGTTCAATGTACATACCCCGGTCAACGGCTTCGGCCATCAACGGCTGTATTCGTTCCCAGTTGTACTCACGTGGTCTTCCGCCCGGCATTTTGCCCTCGTTAGTCAATACACAAACCTACCGTAACATCCAAATGAAAACCTAACCATGTAGGGATTTTATCAGGGCTTGGATTATCTGACCTTCGTCAGACTGCGACGGGAGATCAGCTACGACTTCGATGCCCATCGTGACTGTAATGCGATTCCACTTGCAATGTCGAGCGATCACCCTACGTGGCCATCCGAGGTGCTCATTTAGCACAAACCAGGCAATGCGACGGGCACGGGCTGCGTTATGGGTCTTGCCGTTGTGGGCTTCGTAGACGTCCATATCGCATAGCGTGGCAGCGCGTTGCATGATGTCGTTGTATGTGGTTTGGGTTGGTGTCATTGCCTATCCCCTATTATTTGCAATGCCTTAACAGCTTCGTCTAAACTGGTCACCACGAGATAAACCATGCCGTACCGGTGGCAGCAGTCACGGAACCTAACCTGAGATTCTGACAGCCGGTTGCGTGTTTCCGGCCGTTTGACTTCTAAGAACACGGCCTTGCCGTTCTTGTAAACCACCAAATCCGAGTGCCCGGCAGTGGCGTTGATGTTCGTCACGCGATACGACGATAGCCGCGTCCCAGATTCAGCTTCCATCGTGCTCGAATTGATCCGCACGACCAAAAAACCGAGCTTTTCGAGACCGCCAGCAATATTTCGTTGGATGTCCTGTTCACGCAATGGCCTTTTTTGGCCGTTTCCAGCCCCGCTGTTGCGTTTTTCTGCCTTGACCCTAGCCGAAGTACGTTCGGAACGTTCATCGGCCTCCCAAATCAATTTGTGAAGGTCGTCGTCATTCGAATTCAGCATGGCACACCCATCGGTTGGTGATTGGATCAACACTCCAGACGAACCGATCGATATTTGACTTCGTCATCATCGCAATCGTGGATTGACGGTCTCCGACGCTTCGCAGATGATCCGCGGCGGCAAGTACCTGATCGGCAGGGATCAGTTCAGCAGGTTGCAAGTCAAAGCCGACCATCTCGAGGATGTCCTCGGTTTGAGGCTCGAAAGCGTCGCCCATCTCGCAGTTGTGACGCCTGGCGAACCAAGTCTCCCACCGATCCTGTTCTACCCTGTTACCCCTGTTATCGGTAAATACATCGTTTCTAAGACTATTACTATAGATTTCTTTTACAGAATCTATCAAACTATGTTTTAAGGTATAACAGGGGGTAACAGATGGTGTTAACTGATCCTCGCAAGGCGTTGACAACGCAGACACTTGCGGCTCGACTACGTAGTTATACGTATCACCACCCTGACCCATAACAGTACGGGAAAAATTTTGGTAGTTCTCGCCATCGTGTCCGTATTTCTGCTGAATCCCCGCAATTTTAGAGCGAATCTTGCTCACGTTGGCCCTCCACTAGTTTGACCTGATGATTAGCAGACACGACCACTTGATACCCGTGGATGACCTTCTCTTCGTACCGTTTCGAGGTCTTTAGATACCCTGCTTTGCCGAGCGATTTGCCCATCGCCGCCACCGTCCGACC